TACTGGCGATACAGAGAACCGGGAAAGAGACCAAACTACCCATGAGTTGGCCGTGCAGCTGTGGCATGAACGCATCACTGTCATCGTCGTCAGGATCACTCATCAAGTGACCTGTTAAGGACGTAGTGAAAGCATTACGTTCGATATCCGTTAATCCTACAAGAGAAGATATCTCATCAGCAATTGTTTGACTCACCCACGGACAAAGGTTGTCCGTAGCTGCCGAATAGTCACCAGAGTTGAAGTATTCACCAGGTTGAATTTTCAATCTGCGTAGTGCATCGACATCGACCGGCCGGCCAGTGAGCATAAAGACATCTTGCTTTTGTAGATGTTTCCAAAGGAACTTTTGGAGTGGTATGAGAAAATGATTCATCAACCCGCTGCCCTTCGTTATACAACGAATCTTTAAGGCTTCGGGCAATGCCACGATCCCACACTTCAACTCCCCATAACCTATTTCTGACACCTTGCGTTCCAGAGCCCTGTACAACAGTTCACCAAACTCATCCTGGTAAACCGAGTGGTTCCAAATATGAACCGTCTCATAACGCCCAATCGCATCATCGTCAGCGAACTTCTCGCGCATGACGAATCCGTCGAACTCCAAGTGCCCCCGACTACCGTAAGCCGGAGTTAGATCATGTACCTTCAAATATTCCTTCAGCACCTCATCACTCTGCAACAAGTCCATGACTTCGCTCATTCCTCCACCCACTCTCTGGGGTTTAGTGAATGTTGCGTGGAAACTTGGCATGTGCAGTTTATACCTATCGCAGTCACGATATCGCGTGTTGGAGTAAACCTCCCTCACGGTACGTCGCAACTGCTCACACAATTCCGCACGAGTGATTTCCCTTTGATTCCCAGCACGCTTCCCCTCATCAGTACTTCCAATGGTTACCACCTCCACAGGCGGCTTGAAAGTCGTGAGTGCAACGTAGGTTTTCCTACGTGCAGCATCGAGTAACTCTCCAGATGGCCGCGGACAGCCCTTTTTCAACTGACAAACAGATGAAAGAAAACTGTCTCGATCGGCACCCCGAAGCAAGATGCGATTCACGTACTGGTCGGCTACTCCACACACCAGCTTCTGCCTGAGATCCGCCACACCTTTTAAAGGTGACTTTGGTGGAGCAATCTCCGACGATTGATCGTCTTTGACAGTG